AGGTTGTTGGGCGGGTTGTAGGAAGTAGTGGGCGGCCCACCAACCGGGTTCCAACTCCACTGGATGTCTCGCTCCTCGGCAAGGTTCTGCTCCGGGCGCGGGTTACGCAAGGCCTGAGGGTCTGGTGGAACGCGGAGAGGCTCAAGCTGCGGATGCTTTTCCTCCCACTCGTCCTTGCCAACCAGCAGCCCATTCCATTCCTTCCGCATGTCGCGCAGACGATACCGCTGACCAGAGCGATCAGAGATGCCGTAGGCCCATCTGCCGGAAGCGAACTTAGGCATACCTGTAGCTCCGCAGGTCAGGCGCGACCGAGAAGGATGCGCGCTCGCGATCTTCAGTCATAGCGCGGTTCATCTCATCATCATAGATCTGCTTGAGCAACCCAATCCTGTCAGGCGCGCGCTTGATGGCGATGTAGTAGGCAAGGCCAGCGGCGAGCGCAGGATAGAAACGGAACGGCATAGACATGGTGTTGACGTAGTTGTCAGCGTCATCCATCCGCGTCAGGCAGTCATAGATGATCGTGTCCGTGCTGTTTTCCGGCACAGGCCACAGCTTCAGATTCGGCGTGATCTGGCGGTCGAGGAAATACTGAGACGGGCGACCAGTGGTCGATTTGGTCGGGATCGTCAGGTAGCTGTCGCGGCTGATGCGGTCTAGCGAATAGTCCGTTCCGCTGCGACGGATCACGAGCGACAGGATGTCGATGACGTCAGTGCCGAGGTTGTACTCGCCATCGTTGTAGGTGACGGTAAAGCTGCGCTGTTTGATCGTCCACTGGTTGATACCACGGTTGGCCCAGTCTGCGAGCATCAGGTTGAGAGACCGCTTGGCGGTCTTCAGGTCATATCCGGTCCTGACCTCCAAGCCACAACGCTCGAAAGCCTCCTCGATGTAGTCAGCGACATCAAGCTCAAAGTCGGTCGAACCGGATACAGTCATCACTTGTTCCTTTTCGCTGTCTTGGCAGACTCACGGAACGCTTTTGCCGTAGGCGCACCCTTCGTGCCGGGCTTACGCATTTTCTCGCCTGAGCCCTCCTCGATCCGCTTACGCTTGGCGTGGATGTTGGCGTAGAGTCCGGGCTTGCTCACTTGCTTTGCCATCTGAGATCTCCCTGTGGGCATGTCAACACTTCCATCTACGACGGGCCTGACGCAAGCGGCTATTCGGGTCTTTAGCCGCCTCTGGAAAGTCCTTCATCTGACCAGCAGAGCGAGCGCAGTAGCTCTTGCGACGCGCAGCGCGCTTGCCGGTCGGGTTGTCCTCAGTCACCGCTGTCTGCAACTTGCTGCCCGGGTTCTTGCGGCGATAGGCTTTTACGCCTGCCTCGGTCATGCCAGCCCCAGCCTTGGTTGGGCGAAAGTTCTTCTTGTTGCGCGGAGGCATCTCACCCTTGGACATCAAAGCCCCCCTTGGTTCTTGATGAGGATTATATCATAGCATGCTGGAGATTTAGCCATCACAAACCCCCTGCGTTTTTAATGTAAACAAATTCCATTGACGCAGAAACATTAAAGTTAACAGATCCAGAGGAAGAATACGCCCTCATTTCTAGGTCTGTTTTTTCTGTAAACGCTAATGGAAAAGTATAAAACTGCTCGTGTGCGCCATCTGTAAGAGTAAATCTTTCTTTTATCTGGAAGACTTCTCCATAGGGTCTAGCAACGAGGCTAGCATTTAAAATGGCTTGGGTGTTGGTAGATGTTCCTGTAGACAAAGACATTTTTGTAAGAAAAGCTGTATATCCTGCGGGAACCGTCCAAAGAGCCATCAATGTTTGGTTATCACCATCACCATTGACGGTAAGATAAATATTTGCAGGAACTCCAGAGGTCACCGTGCCTGTCCCTGCGTAAATTGTGCCAGCGTTTGCGCGATTACTGCCCGCGCTGCGCACAATGGCACGATTTATCCGAAAGTATGATTTAATAGTATTAACAGGCGTTTGTCCGTTTAATGAGACAATCTCATTAATTTCGTTATAGCCACCATCTAGGCCAAAAACTTCAACCGTTCTTGCGCCAGTACCTGCGGAAGTATCGTCAGTTGAACTGCTTGATATAGTCATTACTGTGGCTGACGCGGGATAAGCGTATAAACCACCTTGTTCCCAAATGGTTTCTTTTGTGTCTCCAACATCGTTGTTGTAGCCAAATTTAAACACAGTTTTATGGCCCGGGATCTGGCCCCGGGCCACCTGAAGCTCAAAGGGCTCAGACGTTCCAATCTGTGTGATCGAACGTATGACAGAGCCAGACGACATCATCCACCTACGACAGGAAGAACGTCACACGCTTCATGCCAGTAAGGTCAGCGTAGACCTTCTGCGTAAAGCGAATGCCGTTGTCAGGGATGTTGATGTTCGACGTCTCGTTCGCCGTGAACGAAAGCGTCAGCAGCGAGACTGTCGTTGCAGATGAACTATCGTGCAGCGTCAGCGCAGGACTGCCACTCGTTGCCGTGTGGACGTAGATCTGCCGCACACGGACGGGGCCGTCATAGACAACCCCGTCACCTGTGGCCGTCTTGGTAAAGACGGGTATGGTCATTATTCGTCACCGCTATCCGGCATTGCGTAGGTCAGGACGCCAGTAAACGTGCCGCCAGTGGCAGTCACAGCGCCAATGCTGGCAGTGACGATGGTGTCGGCAGCAAGGCCAGCGGCAAGAACAAGAGCGCCATTCGCGCCTTTGATCGAGCCCTTCGACCCAGCAGCGACTTCGTTGAAGAGGCCATCCGGGTCATTCGCGCCGCCAGCGGGGGTGCCGCCGATGTCGATGGTGCCAGAAGCGGTCGAAGCCGCGCCAATCGTGACAACCGAGATCGGAATGCAGCCAGCCGGGAGCGTCAGTGTGTTGCCGGTCGTGGCAGAAGCGCCGATGCGGACGTTGGTGGCGGCAGTGGCGGTCGGGTTGCACGAAAAGCGAACCGACTGGATCATCACGCCGGGGACAACAGTCCCCTTAGGCTTGCCGCTGTACGAGCGGACAACGCCCTGAAAGGTAGTCGTAGCCATGTTTGTCTCCTGTCGTGGCCAGTGTCAGACCGCACCATGCGGGCTGTCAGGATGCGGAAAGCATACAGAACAAATGCTCAAAAAGAAAGGCCCGCCGAAGCGGACCTTTCAGGTGCATCCCCGAAGCGATGCACGCGGTAGATCAGGCAGCGCCTTCCGAGCCGAAGAGCGCACGCGGGTCCGACCAGCCGAACGAATAACGCTCGCGAGCCTTGTACCGCATGTTCCCCGTGTCGAAATCCGCTTCCATTGCAGTGCGAAGCGGAGCGCGCTCGAAGTGCTTGAGGCCGTTCGGCGCGTCCGTCTTCACGAACCACGCGTCCGGGTCGGTCAGGAAGTGGTTGACCGTGTAGCCCTGCGGAAGCATGCCCATGTTGCGGATCGCGTTGACGTCGTTGTCAGCGGTCCCCACACGCAGGGTCGATTCCAGAAGGCGGTCAGCCACAAACTGAAGCTGCGGCGGAACAATGAGCTTCATGCCACGGAGGGCAAGGATCATGTTGCGCTCGTCAACGAAGGTCGAGATCTCGATAAGAGCATTTTCGAGCGACGTTTCGTTGAGGTCAGCAGCAGTGGTGGGCTCGTTCGCAAACGGGCCCCCGCCAGCAAGCGGGTGATCGGTGGTCAGCAGAGCTTTGCCGTCACCGCCCGGGTAGCTGGAAGAGAACGCGTTGTTGAGAACAGCAGCCGCTTTGATCTGCTTGGTGTGCGCCATAGACCGCGCGAGAGCACGGGTATAGCGAGCGCCAAGGCGATCATAGAGGTTGTCCTCAACGGCCTCTTCAGTGAGCGCGAACGCGAGAGCGACAGTCTCATGCGTATAACGAGCCGTGTAGGCTTCGTTAGCCGAATCGAACTGGACGCCAGCGCCTTCCTGCTTGGTCGAAGCATTTCCGAAACCAACCAGCATCACTTCTTCTTCGAATGCCCGGTCAGACGACTCGGTTTCGAAGATTTCAGCGTGCTCGTTTTCGTAACGGGCATACTCCATCCCAAAGAGGGCGTTAAGGCCGGGCTCAAGCTCTTTTACGAGTTGAGAGCGCGAAATTGCCATAGTTCAGCCCTCCTTACGCGAAGCCATTCGTACCGGCGCGGTACGCATGGTTGTTGATGATGACCAGCACGTTGGTGTTGGTCGAGGCAACATCGCTGTTCTCGGGGTCTTGCGAAATGTCGATTGCCTTGAGGGGCAGGGTGATGGTCGTAGCACCCGAGGTGACACTAAGCTCAACGCGCGAGACACCGCTGTCGGTGCTACCAACAGGGTTTTGATCCGCGATGTTGAAGTTGCCAAACAGATCCGCAACCGGGAAGGCAGCGTTCGCTTGGATTTCAAAAACCGTCTCCGGTGCGTCAACGATGTACGCGATGATGTCGCTCGCGGCGACACCGCCCGGGTAGTAGTTCTTGAAGGTCGGCTTTTTGCTCGTCGGGTCCGTGTAGAAGCACCCGTTGAAGACGCCAGCAATGTAGCCGGTGTCGCCAGAGGTGTAACGCACAATGCCGCCGCCGGTCACAAGGCGAACGAGGTCGCCCTGATAGATGGCACCCGTAGCGCCGGAAGCGATACGGTAACGGTTTTGGGCGTTCGAGAACGGCGAGCCGTTCAGCATACGGACAGGACGAAGACCAAAGGCGGCATCTTGGTTTGCCATTAGGTATCTCCATCTGATGGTCGGCGCGAGCCAAACGAGACGCTCGACTTGCGCGTTGTTGACTTTTGCATGAGGGGGTTGTTGTCCCGCATCCAGTCATTATCCACCGCGTCCATCTGGTTCTGAGTGACACGGGCATAATGCCGCTTGCGTTGCTCGATCATTTCCACGGGCATCCGTGCAAGAATCAAACCGCCTACGCCGATCACGCCAGCGTTGCGCCCTTCATCCACAACAGGGCCAGTGTAGTCGGGATATTCATCTGCGCGTACCAGTTCCCAACCTTCTTGCCGCTTCTTGTGGATGTTCGTCCTGTCGTCAAACTGCATCGCCGACTCGCGAATCCAACGATGCTTGAATCCCGCAGGAGCAGGAGGGGCCTCAAGAGCAGAGCCGGGACGCCATTCCATCTTGCGCTCTTGGCGCTCCCGCGTAGTAGCCTCGCGTGGTGTCCGGTCCATCTTAGTCCTTCCTATTCTGGATTTTCGCGACTTCTTGAGCGAACTTTTCAAGAGGAATCTTCATCTTGTTGGCAAACGCAACTTGCCCCGGTGTTAGCTCAATCCGTTGCTTCTTGGCGCGAACATTTGTTCGGCCATTGGTGGCAGGCGCGACGTAGGTTCCAGATCTCCGCGCATCCTGAAACTTTTGCGGCATCTCTTTCCGAAGTCGCCGGTCGATTTCCGCATAGTAATCGTCGCTGTTGGGGTCGAACCCCTCCATCACGACATCCTCATGGATGGCCTTCGCTGCCGAGGTCATCACACGATCCTGATTGAACCAAGTGTTCTTGGCCAGCCACCTTTGCAGACGCGGATCAGCGGCCTGCTGTTGCGGTTGCTGCTGCTGGCGATATTGCTGCTGTTGCGCATAAGCCTGAGCCTGAGCGCGCTCCTGCTCCGAGCGCGCCTTCTGAAGGCGAACACGCTCTTTTTCGATAGCAATCTGTGCAAGCGCGGATTGCGCGTCAGCGACCTTGTCGTAGTCGCCAGCCTCATGCGCCTCTTGCAGAGCGCGCTTTGCCTGAGCCTCCTGAGACGTCACACGCGTCTCATACTCAGTCACATAGCCATGATCGAGCTGCGCCAGCTTGCGCTTGATGGCCTCATTCTCAGCGGCGACGTGCTGCGCATACTGATACGCAGCTTGCGC